GTTTATAATAATGATTGGCTAAAAACCGAATATAATACGGCAATTTCCCAAGCTTCGTCGGGTCGCCAGTGGAACGACATAAAAAACGACGCCGACACCTTCCCGTTAATCAAATATTTGACAGTGGGCGACGGTCGCGTTCGTGATAGTCATAGACCATTCGACGACATAGTTAAACCAGTTAACGACCCGTTTTGGAAGAAATATTTTCCGCCTTTAGACTGGAATTGTCGATGTACAACTGAACAACTGGAAGAAGGCGAAGCGCCCGTAACTGATTTGAAAGACAAGGCGCTTCCCGAAATACCAAAATTATTCCAAATGAACGCTGGCGAAGATAAAATTATATTTGATGAAAGCGTACACCCGTATTTCAAAGTAGATAAACGATACAAACCAGCCCTGAAGGATAATTTCGGGCTTCCTTTTGAGCCACAAGTAAAATAATAATAATAATGCCTTTTAATTTTAAAAAAAAGATCGCCGATTTAAAGAAATTGAAGAAAGATTTGCCAAAAGTTATAGGAAACATGGCAAAGCGCCACTATGTAGAATCGTTTCGAAAAGGTGGTTTTACAGACGTTTCATTTAATCCTTGGCAGGCGAGGAAATTCAAGGATAGAAGCGATAGAAGTCGTGTAAATTCAACAAAATCGCGCGCTATTTTAGTCAAAACGGGTCATTTACGCAATTCTATTCGTGTAAGGGTTGCTACATTCGAAAGAATAGAAATAGGCGCTTACGGAGTTCCCTACGGCGTTTTTCATAACAACGGCGAAGGAAAACTTCCAAAAAGGCAGTTTATCGGGCGATCACGGTCGTTAAATAATAGAATAAGACAAAGACTGAACCAAGAAATCAAAAAAATATTATAACAATGGCTATAAACCCGAAATTAGATTTGTTTGACGCCTTGGGCGCTAGAATCAAAGCCGAAGTTCCCAAGATCAAAACTTTCAGGCTGTTTAATAATCAATTCGCCAAAGAAGGCGTCGAAAAAGCGTTTGCTTTTCCTGCTTTGATGGTGGAATTTGTCGATTTAAACTATACAGCAAAAAGCGAAAGCCTTCAAGAAGCTGACACGAATATAATCCTTCATTTAGGTTTTGCGTCGCTAAAAACAGAAGATCGTGCTGTTTTTGAACTGGTTCAGGAAGTACACCAAGCAGTGCAGGCTTTTTACGGGCTAGATTTGTTTTCGCCACTGAACCGCACGCGCGACCAACAAGACACCGACCACGACGGGGTTATCGTGTGGCAAACCACATATACAACTTTGTTAAGTGATAACTCGGCAAACAGAAAACGTCGCCTTGTTCTTGCAGAAACGCCTGAATTAATAGTAAATAAAGACCCAAGCGCGCCTTGGCTGAAACCTTCATAAATGAAAAAAGCCTTCAGAACGAAGGCTTTAATCATCAATAAAAAAAAACGTAACAATTTAAAAGAATTACAAGGAGTGTCGCAAATATAAAACTATTTCGCGATTTCCATTGCTTTTCTATCGTTTATTTTTTTGTTTGCCAAAGCTTCAACTTCGACTTCTTTTTTCTCGCTGTCTGCAATAGCTTTCGTATTGCCGTCGCCCTGCTGTAAACCAGCCCTAAGCGCTTGTTTGTTTCCTCGGCACATATCGGCGGTATTTGTTTCAAGCGTGAACCCGTTTGGCTTCCAAGAAACTTTTAATATTACGTAACCATTGACAGCGTAAACGTTGCTTTTAAATCTTGCGTCTGTTTTTGAGGTCGTGGCTGTTGAGGTAACGTGTAATTTTCCGCTTAATGCGTCGTTAGGGTCGTAACCGTTTCTTGTAAGTTCAATTCTTACGCGGTCGTTTATTACTTTTAAAGCATCCTGAACAAAGTCGATCGCCTGCTTTTCAATTGAAATTAAGCCTGAATAATGACTTTTTGCGCGGTTGAAATTTGCCACTTGAAACGGCGGTTTTTGCCCGAAATAGGCGAAAATTGAATTAATAACTCTTTTCATTTTGATTTGTTTTAGCGAAGTCTTTCCAAATAGTATCTTCAGACAAAAAAAGTTCCTTGGCAATTCGCCGAACTACGTCGTTAACGTTTAAACTCTTATGTCGGTCGTTTATCTGTTGTTTTACATAAACGGCGCGGTCTTCCAGCTGTTTTTGGTTTTTCTTCATTATTGATTTACTAGAAAGACAAATTAAAGACAAAAAAACGACACCGCAAAACAAATAATTCGTTTAATATTGTGCTATGGAATGGAAGTATATTAAAAACATCGATAAAAGTCGCGGTTTCGCCGAAATATTCATTTACGATGAAATTTCCAGCGACAAAGTTAACGGCGCAAGCATCGCTTACGAAATGCGTTATTTAATGGATTACGAGAACGTAAAAGTCATTAAAATAAAAATCAATTCAGTAGGTGGCGACGTAATGCACGCGCAAACCGTTGTTAGTGCAATGATAGACGCTGAAGAAAAAGGCGTTATTGTAAAAACTTACGGTCAGGGCTTAATGGCTTCTTCGGCTGGGGTGATCTTTCTTACTGCAAAAAAAGAAAATCGTTACATGAAGGATTACGCCCGCTTAATGGTTCACGGCGTTTCAATTCCTGACGAATCAAAACTGACAGAAAGCGACCGCACGGCGCTAGAGAATTTTAAAGGTATGCTTGTGCAAATCCTTTCAAATCGTACTGGTAAAAAAGAAGCTTTCTTTGAAGAACTTTTTACCAACGGAAAAGATAACTGGTTTGACGCTAAAGCAATGCTTAAAAACGGCTTTATCGCAAAAGAAAATATTGAAGAAACCGACATTAAAGTCGATATTCCTGCAAATGAAACCACGGCTGGCGTTGTTGTCGTGTACAATAAATTAACAACAGAAATAGAAAATAATACTAATCAAATTCAAATTAAAATGAAAAAAGTAATTGCACTTTTGAAGCTTCAAGAAGGCGTTTCTGAAGAAGTTGTTGAAACGGCGATTTCAGGAATTCAAAATAGTCTTACGACTAAAACCGAAGAACTTGAAACGACCAAAACAAAACTTGCCCAAGCTGAAAAAGACCTTGCCGACGCAAATACAAAGTTAGGCGTAGTAAATAAAGCTTCAGCTTTAGAGTTCGTTAAAAATTGTATCAAAGAAGGCAAAATTGACCCAGCTAAGGAAGCTGACGTTTTGGTTCAGGCGGAATCAAACCTTGAAGGCTTTAAAAACCTTATGAGCGCTATTCCTGTAAAAGCACCGAACATTATTAATCAGTTAAGAGCCGACGAAAACGTTGACCCAGCCACAGGAAAAACTGTCGTAACTGAAACTAAAACTTTCAGACAGCTAGAAAAAGAAGCCCCAGCAGTTTTGAATACTATGCGAGCAACTGATTTACCGCGCTACGTAAATCTTTATAATGCGCAATACGGTACTTCGAAAACTGAAGCCGATTTCAAATAATTAATTAACCAATTTACACACTTTTAAAATGAAAACAAAAATTTCAATTAAGGCTATTTTGGTGAATTTCGTTTTTGCGATGTTCATCGGGTCGCTGTTCGCAATGCCAGCTTTGGGCGTTGGTATTTTTGCCGTCGGAACTGTCGGACAATTACTAAACAAAGCACCATTATACAGCGGTCTTTCTGCAATGGCTTTACAAACTGAAGTTTGGATTCAGGACATTCAGGAAACGCTTTACTACGGTAACGAATTCTTATATTTGGCGCAAGATCATAGTTCTTTCGTTGTTAACAAGACGGTTCACATTCCGCAAGCGGGCGCGAAGCCAGCTGTAGTAAAGAATAGAACGGCGGTCAATACAGACCCTATTCAACGCGCCGATAGTGAATTGACTTACGATTTAGATAACTACACAACTGACCCGATTTTAGTCAAAAATATCGAAGATTTGCAAGTTTCTTACGCAAAACGTCAGTCTGTTTTAGGTCAACACATTGCGACATTATCTGACACCGTAGCTACTGAAACGTTACAAAAATGGGCTGTTACTGGTTCAACTACACACGTTTTAAGAACTACAGGCGACGCAACTGGAACTTTGCCACACGCAACAGCTACTGGAACGCGTAACAAGTTAGACAAGAAAGACATGGCACGCGCTTCAGCACGTATGGATTTAGACAAAGTACCAGCACAAGAACGTTACGCCGTAATTCCTGCTTGTATGTTTTATGACTTGTTTACCGACAGCGATTTAGTTCGTTCTCGCGCAACAATTAACGAAGATATGCTTAAAAAAGGCGTTATTGCTGAATTGTTCGGGTTTTGGATTATCAAACGCGGTGAAGTAGTTCTTTATACTAACGCATCTACACCAGTTTTAAGAGCGTCCGACGCTGTACCAGCTGTTACTGATTGCGGGGGTGCTGTGTGTTTTAGTAGATTTATGACTTCGCAGGCTTTAGGTGAAATTATGGTCTATATTAACGAAGGCGACGCGCAAAAATATGGTGATGTGTTGAGTGCTGAAGTAAACCACGGTGCAAGCTTTTTAAGACCTAATAACGTGGGTCGTGTATCAATTGCACAGGGTTATATCGCACCAGTATAGAACCTAACGAATCAAAAAAATCAATATTGAAAGGCGACCAAAATTCAAAGCGTCGCCTTTTTTTAATCTTTTAAATAACAAATTATGAATGATGTAATTTTTAACCGTGGCGAAGGCGGTCTTGGTCGTGCGCTGGCTGGCGAAGATCACGTTTCAGGACTGATCTTTTACTTAGCTTCGGCAGACATTCCGACCAGCTTCGAAACGGACAAAATAAAGCTTATTTATTCGCTTGCCGAAGCTGAAGCTTTAGGTATTATTTTAGACGAAAGCGCTAGACTAGATCACATTCACTATCAAATAGAAACGGCTTTCATGGCTAACCCTAAATTAGTGTTGTACGTTGCGATTTATCCTGATACCGCTGGCGTTGTTGACCTTACTAAAATTGTAGAAGTACAGCGATTTGCTGAAGGGAAAATTCGCCAAATCGGAGTTTGTAACGATTTTATTCAATTCGCGATCGGCGATATTGCCACGCTACAAGCTAACGCTGACATTTTGGAAGCTGAACACAAGCCGTTAAGTGTCATTTACAGCGCAAAAACTGGAACAATGACAACTTCGACGCTTCCTGATCTTAGAGCGCAAGACGCGAAGAATGTTTCAATGGTTATCGCTACGGACGGCGCTGGTAAAGGTTCAGCTTTGGCGGTTTCCAGTTCAACAAAGCCTTCAATTATCGGTATGACAATAGGCGCAATATCTGTTGCAAAGGTTAACGAAAATATAGGCTGGGTCGGTCGTTTCAATGTAACAAAAAACGTTATAAATGAATTCGATGTTCCCGCGCTTATGACTGGCGAACTTTACAAAAATTTAGCGCCTTCTTTGGTAGATGCTTTAAATACAAAAGGTTACATTTTCTTAATTAAGCACGTCGGAACAGCTGGAACGTATTTCAACGACACGCATACAGCAAAAGTCGTGTCTTCAGACTACGCTTTTATTGAAAACAACCGTACTATTGACAAATCGGTTAGAGGTGTAAGAAGTTTCTTATTACCTAGCTTAAACGCCCCTTTGTATGTAAACGGAGACGGAACGCTTACCGAAGACACAATTGCAGGCTTCAGAAACGACGCTTTACGCGCGCTTGAACAAATGGAACGCGACGGCGAAATTAGCGGAAAAGACGTAATTATTAACCCAGCGCAAAACGTGTTGACATCTTCTAAAATTGAATTAACAGTTCAAATCGTGCCTGTTGGTGTGGCTAGAAAGATCGTTGTAAACATTGGTTTTGTTGTTAAATTATCATAAAAATGATCGAAATTCCCTTAATTAATGGTAGAGCCTATTCTTACGTTGACATTATTGTTAAGATGGCAGGCGTTGCAATGCCTTCAGTTTCTAAGATTTCTTATACTGAAGAACAGCAAAAAGAAAATAACTGGGGTACAGGCGAAAGACCTTCTTCGCGTGGAAAAGGAAAAATAGAGCCAAAAGCTTCGTTTGAAATTTCTATGAACG